GGGTAATAATTGGGGTATTCAAAAATTACCATTCTACTGTTATCGTATTTAAACACGAAAAACAAAAACGACACTTTACGGGTGTAGCCGTTCGCCTGCTTTTCTGATATATCACCGTAATAAATTAGGCTGTTATTAGTAGGGTATAGCCCCGTAATTGGGTCGCTCCATTTGCCACGCTTGCCGTTATTCATTGAGGCGTTTTTATACCAAAAATCAACCCCGTGCGACTTGTTAAAGTGCCTTTGTAGTGATATGTTTGCAAAGTCTTTAATGCGTGTCTTTGCCTCGTTACCACTTATCCAAATACGCTCGAAATGCTTCACCTCCTTAAACTTGTTGGAGGTCTCTAACTTGTTAAATGAATGTATTATAATTTCGCTCATAATGTTATATATTTTCGTCAAACCTTGTGCCTTCTACCAACTTTTTAGCACTTGCTATAAAATCGGCAACACTCATAGAATTACCCTCAAAGAATGAATATACAAGGTTACCAAATTCATTGCTTACTACTGGTTCATTATCTAATTCAAAGCCTCGTGTAATACCTGCCACGTACCCTATTAGGGTGAATTTTGGTATCAATGACACATCATCACAAATAAAATTTAAACGGTTATCCCATTTCCAAAGATTAGCAACCAACGCAAAAAACTCTGATATATCGGTATTGTTTAGCGGTATGCTTTGCATTGCTCTTTTCATTACCTTGTAGAAAGGTGTTAAGTTAAGTAGTGGTAAATTAGCCGACTTAAAAAAGTCGTTCAAACGCCTCGCCTTATAGATAGCATCTAATAGGTACAGAGGTATTTTAAAGTCCGTACCCGTTACTTCGTCAAAATCATAATTTTGACTAATCACTATTGAAAAGTTATCGTATTCAAACTCCTCTATTGCTTTTTTTTCGTCTGTGTTTTTGTCTGTTATTCTCATTTTCTTATTGTGTTTTAAGGTTATTATACTAAGTTAAAATATTGTGCTTGTGCTGGTGTGCAAAGGGCTATTACCTTGTTAAGGCTACGTTTGTGTAGGCTGCTCAATATGGTATGCAGTTTATTATCTAAATCATTCCAAAAGCCCCAAGTATAGCCCGCTGTATTACCCCCGTCTATGTACTGATAACAAGTATTAAATGCGTTAATGTTACGGGCTATTTGCTCGATACGCTCAGGCGTTGCGGTTACCTTTTTACCTCTTTTAGGGTGTCTTAATCGGTAACTTTGCCAAGCAGCATTTAAAGCACTTGCAAAGGTGCGATACACGGGGCGCAACTCGTTATAAAGGCGGTGTGCTTCTTTAAATACCTTGCTTCTAAAATGGTTATTTGTTACTTGCTTTTTCATAGTGTTTAAAATTATTGTTTTATTTTTACGGTGCAAAGATAAAACTATAATTTTACATACGCAAGTTTTTTGCAAATTATTTTTTTATTTTTTTTGATTAATGTAAAATTATAGTTTTATTTTACTATCTTTGCGCCCTAATAACTAATATTTAAATGCTATGTTACGAATAAAAGAGATTGCAAAAGAAAAGGGTATCGCTTTAAACGATTTGGCTAATATGTTAGGTATTACCTACCAAGCATTAAACGCTCGCATTACTGGTAATCCTTCATTAAAGGTGCTTATTGAGTTGGCAAACGTTCTTGATGTAGATGTTAGGGACTTAATAGAGCCTACTAAAAACACTTTTAAACGCCCTTTATTTATCAAAGACGATAGCGGGGTATTTATAGAGGTCGGTACACTCAATTTCCAAAAGTCTCAAAGCACCCCGTCTGAAAGTCTTCAGGAGTAGCCCGCCAGGGATATACACACCGCATTGGCAATATTTTTTGCCAACCTATTAATACCCCTCCCCGTATCTGGGTAGGGTGTTTTTTTGCCTCAAAAAAAAGCGTGCAAAGGGTGCGGGCGCACTTTATAGCGGGTGCGCCCCTTGTGGTTTTTTCCTTATGTATTTGCTTGCTTTTTAGTGCGGGCGGTGTAGTGTATGCCCGCTTTCAGTTGTGTGCCTTATTCGTTGGCTGGTGTTAATCGTGTCAGTGCTTCATTCACCTCGTTACGCTTCCAATATAAACGCCTGCCAATACCGTAGGAGGTTAGTATTTTTTTCTTTGTAAGGTTCTTAACCGTGCCTTTGCTAACTCGTAATAAATCGGCTGTTTGCTCAATGGTCAATAATTCACCGTCTTTGCCCGCCCCTGCTGTACCTTTGAGGCGGTCAAACATTTGCAACTCTTTGCGCACGCCCTCCCTTATTAGTTCAGTTAGTTCACTTGGTGTTACTTGTATTAATCTAATTTCTTGCATTTTAATTACTTTTTTTTGTTTAACAGTGCAAAGGTAAGGGGGCATTTTGAGCCCTACAAGTAGGGGGTATTAGATACTAAAAAAATACTAAATGATTTTTCCTAATTGCTTGTTATTGTTGGAGTTTGTTACATAAAAAAAGGGGATATGCCCTAAAATCATACCCCCTGAACGCTAATTGTTACTTGTTGTTATTACTTGTACATATATTTTTCTCTAATTCTTTGATACGCTCCTTCAATTCCTTTTGTTTTTTCAATCTACTGTGCCACGATATTAGCCCGTTTCTCATATTGATAACAGTATAAAATTTGTTCCCTTTGCGCCTCCTGATGCCCTTAATGAGGTCTTTTGTATTTGCTGGTGCTACTTGTAGGAGGTTGCAAAAATCATTAAATAAATCGGTTTGATTACCTACAATATAACCACCCTCGATAAGTCCCTTAACTACCTCCATTAAGTCAGTAGCCGTGCCAGTCCATTGGTACGGTACATTTATTTTTTCCCCTTGTGCTTGCTGATTTGAATTATTTATGTACTTTTGCATAACGATTAGATTTTTACACACGTGGTTAATCGTGCCTCTGTTAATTCCTCTTGCATTATTTTCAGAGGTTAAGCAAACAATATGCATTGAGTTTGCGCCCTCTTTATCATTCGTGATAAAGTTGTACTTTTTGCCCTAAGAGGTTAGCACGATCACCGTGTTAGCCTCTTTTTTTATTATTCAGAAAGCAGTTTAAATGCTTGTATCATTTCCTTTGCGTGGTTATAGGCGGTTTTACCTATGTACCGCAAAAACATTTCTTCAGTAGAATGCCCCGTTATCGTTTTTAGTGTGCTGGTAGGCACTTTGCCATAATAGTTCGTTGCAAAGGAACGCCTACAAACGTGGCTACTTACAAATTCCCATTTTTCCTTTTCAATGATTTGCGTTTCAGTGGTTGCGGTTCGTGGTTGCCTACCTCGAACAAGGTTATTAATACCTGCTTTTCTACATAATTCCTTAATATAGTCGTTAAAGGCGGTATTACATATTTTGCGGGGCATACCGTCCTTAATCACCTCTTTTGCTCGTGGTGTCAGTGGTATATATACCTCTTTGCCCGTCTTTTGTTGCACTACCTTAAAGACTGGAACGCCCTCAATATCGATTAGATTACTATCTGAAAGGCTCAAAAGGTCGCTAACTCGTTGCCCTACCTCGCAACCTAAAAGCAACCATTTACGGGCATTTTCCAAATAAGGATATAGCCCCGTAACGTTCTTAATCGTGTCTAACTCCTCAAAAGATAAGGTTATTATATCCTCTTCCTTTTTGCGCTCTCTCAGGGGCTCAATGCGTTCAGTTTTTATATTTATATCGTGGTCTTTGTCTTTGATAAATCGGCAAATCGTTTTAAAGTTTGCAAGGTTACCCCCTACAAAGTTCAACGAATAACCTAATGAAAGAAAATAATCCCTAAAATCTAATGCAGTGTCAGTGGTTATCTTATCAATCGTTAAGGGCTGTTTTAAAATATCCTTTTCGTACTGCTGAAAAGTCTTTTTGAATGCTTGCAATATTTGCACACGGTTTGCGCTCAATCCGTACCCGCCTTTTAGGTTTTTGCGTGTAGGAGCGGTTTGTATATACTGGTCTATAAAGTCCGTAAAATACAACTTTGAGCGGTTGCGATTGAAAAATGTGTCAATCACCTCCTTTAACCACTCTTTATTGAAGGCGTACCCGTTCGCATTGTTATCGTTATATCGCTGCATTATGTAGCGTTCTAACTCCTGCAAGGTAGCCGTTATTTTCTTTGCCGTTGCTATGTTATTGCGGGGGTATCCTTTGCGCTCGTTCCATTCTTTTGGCTCAATATAAAGACCAGTACTAACACGGTATTTTTGATTAGTGCTTATGTTTAAGTGTGTGTAAATCGTTGCAAGTTCTTTGCCTTTTCTAATGTAAAATTTAAGTGTAGCCATCGTTATAACTTATTTTTATTGACACAAATAGTAACACAATATCACCCGCAAAGATACAAAAATAAAACACAAGTGCCAAAAGTGTGTCAGTTTTTTTGCTTCTTATTGTTATTTGTTGTTACTCGTTACCTCTTTAAGTCCTTGTTACTACCCATTTTTTCAGATAATTAATAACAACTAATGATAAGTAAAAATAAAGGTTGTAAGTTCATAAACTGGTATAGGTCATTGGTCATTAACTTGCCTTGTGCTTTGACTTGCCCATATACGTGAATGAGTTGACCCATAGGTACACCTAAACCTGAAGCTACATCGCCCATACGACGGAGGGTTTCGGTTACCTCTTGTGCAGGTATTTGAAAGGCTAATAGCTTTTTTGCTCCCTCAGATACTTCTTCCAATCCGAAAGGTGTTTTTGCAGCAAGGTCGGTGAGTTGTGCCATTAATTCGTTAGCCTTTTCCTTACTTTTGAGCATAGTGCCAAAAGATATTTCGAGTTGCTGAAATTGGGAACGAACCTCGATTACTTGATTGACAAAAGCCTTTGCTTGTGAAAAAGTAAAAAACGCTAACGCTCCCTTAGCGAGGGTATCAATAGACTGTTGTAGTTTATTGGTTTCTCGCTGTGAGCTTTGCATAGACTCATTGAAAAGTCGTTGCATTTTATTTAAATCACGTTCTAAATTATCAAGTCGTAAACTTGCCTCAAAATCCATAGTTCCGTTGCTGGTGTTCATTGTTATAGTGTATTAAGGTTGTAGTAAAAACGCCCCTATAAAGAGGCGTTTCTCGTGCAATTAAGAAAAAAATCACTTCAAAAAGCGTTTTAGTTTGTCCCGTATAAAGTAAAAGACTACCAATAGTACTATGATAATAGCGATAAGGTATAAATAGGAACTTTTCACATCTTTTGTTTTATGAGAAAAAGCCGTTGTGCTTTCTGTATTTCGTAATCCATTATTAGTTGTTTTTATAGTACTTGTAAGGGTAGTATTCGCCACTATTTGGCTATTAGATAGGCTGTTTTTAGTCGTAATCTTTACCTTTCCACCACTTACCCTTATAGTTTCATTATCGCCGTCGCGAATGCGATAATACACTAACTCTTTGCTATTACCCACGCTATCCTTATCGCTCTCTACTGTTATCTCGTACTCTTGAGAGGTGTGTGTATCGAGTTGCAAGGTTTGAGTGTTTTGTTGAAAAAGAGCCGTACTATCCTTGTACTTTATAATACGCTCTTTTTTGACTTGCTTTTGCTCGGTAGTGCCTACCTTACGAGTCTTGCAACCTAATAGGCCGAGCAATACCAGCACCAATCCGATAACTCCGAAAGCTCTCAGTATTCTTATGTAATTATGTTTTCTCATAACCTTCAATTGTTTTAATCACTTTCTTCAAACTATCAGCATAGTTGGTAGCGGTTGCATAGCCCGCCTTTGCTACCTCCTCAGCAAACTTGTACGGGTCGCTTCTTACTAACAATGCCTTTGCATATCTTTTGTTTTTGAAAAAGAATTGTGCGTGGTCTGTAAAACATTCTTCAGGCGTGTCGTACTTTCTGAACCAGTCTAACACGGAATAAGTGTATTTGCCATCAGCTCGCTTCTTAATGCTGAATATCTTAGGAAATACAGCATTTGCACTCGATAA